TTTGGAGGTGAAGAATGCCGAATTTTAACAAGGTGATTTTAATGGGACATACAACAGCGGATATTGTAACGAGATATACTCCAGCAGGTAATGCGGTTTCTAAATTTACATTAGCAGTAAATGATTATAAAAAAGATGGAAAATCGACTGTTTCTTTTATCGAAATTACAGCTTTTGGGAAGCAGGCGGAAACATTAGGCAGTGTGAAAAGGGGAGATCCTTTATTCGTTGAAGGAAAATTACAGCAAGATAAATGGGTAGATAAAAATACAGGGAGCAATCGTTATAAACTCGGCGTTACACTCACAACATTTCGTTTTTTAAAATCGAAAGGATTAAGTAATAACAGCGGAGGATCAGAAGAAAACACGGGAATAAATAATAATGACGATATGCCGTTTTAAAAAGGAAGTGTTAAATGGTTCAAATAGAATATAAAAAAGTTGATGATATTATACCCTATATTAATAATGCGAATAAACACACTGACGAACAGATAAACAAGATAGCATCTAGCATAAAAAATTTTGGGTTTTTAAATCCAATAATAATAGATAAAGACAATGAAATAATAGCCGGGCACGGCAGATTGATGGCAGCAAAGAAGCTTGGAATTGATAAGGTGCCGACTATAAAAGCGGAAAACTTAACAGATGCGCAAGTTAAAGCTTATAGGATTGCTGACAATAGATTAGCAGAGGATGGAGAATGGGACGAAGAATTATTGAAGGTTGAACTAAAAACATTAGAGGATAAAGACTTTGATATAGATTTGACGGGATTTACTAAAAAAGAAATTGATGAGATGGGGTTATTACAGGACGAGAAAACAGATTCAGAGAAAGAGGTAGATGATGTTGTTCCGGAGGCAGAAGAAACACCTGTGATAAAGTTAGGCGATTTCATTGAGATAGGGCAGAACTTTCAGCATAGACTTTTTTGTGGTGATAGCACTAAAGAGGAAGATGTCAGGAGGTTAATTGGAGAATCTTATAAGAATTCGAAAGTTCATTGCATAAGCGATCCGCCTTATGGAATAAAGTATGATTCTATTGAGAAGAAGTTTGGTGTGATGAAAAACGATGATGCTTTTTTAGATTTTATACCCTTGGTAAAGAAATACACGAATGGGTTTTTCTTTATGTGGACATCTTATCAGGTGGTAGATGAATGGATTAGGAGGGTGAAGAAAGAGTTCGGGAAAATAACTAATATGATTATCTGGCATAAAGGTGGCGGGGGAATAGGAGATTGCAAGAGAACATTGGCTACAGATTTTGAAATAGGGTTGGTTGTAAACAGAGGAAATAGAATACAGTCAAGGAGGAAAAGTGCTTTTTGGGATTTTCAGCAAGAAGAAAAGAAAGCTTTTGTTGAGAATGCTGAAAGAATAGAACTTATAGAAATATTAAATGAGCTAATTGATGGTGATGTAATATGGGAGGTATCAAAAGATAATGCAATTTTATATTTACATCCTACGCAGAAACCTATTGAAGTGAACGAGAGAGCGTTACTTAATTTTACGCGTAAAGGTGATATAGTTGTTGATTTATTTTTGGGCAGTGGAAGCAATTTAATTGCTTGTGAAAAGTTATCAAGAAAATGTTACGGGATGGAGTTAGACGAGAAATATGCACAGGTGATAATTCAGCGTTATGTAGATTTTACGAATAACCCAATCATTAAGATTAATGGTGAAAAGGTCAATTGGAATGAGTATAAAAATAAAAATAATTGACAGATGATAATTGTAGTTTATAATATTAGAAGAGGGGGTTAATATAGAATGAGGATTTCTAAACGAGACAGAGAATATATAAAAGAGATGAAAAATGGGTTTAGACTTGGGGTATTTGGCAGCAGAACACTAAACAACCCAAAAGTTAGAGAAATAATCGAAGACACAATAGAAAAATATAATGTTAAAACAATTGTAACCGCAGCAGAGATAGCAGGGGTTAGCAAACAAGCAAGAAGGATAGCACGAAGAAGGGGATTATGTGAGGTTTTGTATTCACCGGATAAGGATAGGTTTGCACAAGGATGTTATAAAGAAAGGAGTTTGTTGATAGCATTTAATTGTGATAGGCTGTTGATAATTTGGGACGGCACAAGCAGAGGAACAAAAGGAGAGATTGATTTATGCAGGGAGCAAGGGTTGGATTATGATTTGTATACGATAGAGAATGAAGAAGAATACAATAGCTTAGATTTTGATGCGGATGTGGATATAGATGGATAAAGAAAAAGACGAAAAGAATTCAAAAAATCCTACAAACGCTACAAAATTACGAGAAAAAAAGAAACAATTGATAATTGAGTCGTTGAAAAGAGGTGCGTCTATTACAAAAAGTTGTGCTGCTGCGAAAATAGATAGAAGCACTTTTTATGATTGGCGGAGGAGAAGTCCCAAGTTCGATCAGGCTGTTTATGATGCTCTTGATGGTCGCACACAAATAGTTGAAGATGCATTATATAAAAGTTGTATAACTGGTAATGTAACAGCGCAAATATTTTATCTCAAAAATCGTAGTAAAGGTAGATGGAAAGATAAATTTGATTTCGGCACGGATGATATAAGGATTACGGTTGACTTAGAGGATGATAATGATGGAGGAGAATAAAGTGGATAATGTTGTAACTGATTTCAGAAAAGTAAAAGATTTGAAATTTTACCCGGGTAATCCACGCAAAATGGATAAGAAAACATTGGAGAAGTTAAGAAGATCCATACGTGAGTTTGGTATAGTAGAACCTTTGGTGATAAATAAAGATAATCAAGTGATTGGTGGCAATCAGAGGTTAAAGGCGATACGAGAAGAGAAGATAGAGGAAGTCCCTGTTGTAATTGTAGACCTGGATAAGAACAAGGAAAAATCTCTGAACTTGGCATTGAATAAAATAGCAGGAGAATGGGATGAAGAACTGTTAAAAAGTTTTATTGATGATTTAGACGATGATTCTCTTGGGTTGGCAGGGTTTGACAATGTTGAAGTAGGTAATTTATTAGATAATGAAGATGAAGTAATAGATGATAATTATAAAAAGTCGGACGATTTAGGGAATAGAGTGATTCCGGGGGATATTTGGGCGCTTGGAAATCATAGGTTGATGTGTGGTGATTCTACAAAAGGTGAAAACTTTGAGAGATTAATGAATGGGAAGAAGGCAGATCTTGTATTTACATCTCCACCTTACAATATGGACGGTGGAATGTATAGAAACTATGATGATAATTTGAAAAGTCAGGAATATATAGATTTTAATTTGGCGGTGATAAATAATATAAGATCTTATTTGAGAGGTTTTTTATTTTGGAATATATCTTATAACAAGAACGCTCGTTGGGAGTGGATAGAGATATTTTATAGGATAACGAAAGAGACGGGGTTGAAATTTTTAGAGAAAATAGTTTGGGATAAAGGACACGGAACGCCGATTACATCTAAAAAACAATTAACGAGGCAATATGAGGATATCTTTTTAGCAGGAACTGAAACGGCGATTGAAGCAGATTTGTCTGAAGCATATTTGGGTACTGTTAAGAAAGATTGGTCTTTTAATAAGAAAACAGGGAAAGGAATAACGAACTATTGGCGTATTACTACGGGTGGAACACAGACAGATGATTTAAAAGCAGCTTTCCCTGTGGCGATTGTTGTGAAAGGTATTTTGTTAATGACGAAAAGAGGAGAAATAGTTATGGATCCGTTCGGGGGAAGTGGAAGCACGCTAATAGCAGCAGAACAAACGGGGAGGATATGTTATATGATGGAGATGGATGAGCATTATTGTGATGCAATAATTGATAGATGGGAGAAGTTTACGGGAGAAAAAGCGAAGAAGGTAGATAATGATGAAATGGTGTAATGATGAATAGAAGAGTATGTTTAAAAGATGAAACTAACGGCGAAGATTAAGAGACGAGCGTTTAATAGCGTTTATTATCCGTATATAAACGATAATACTCCTTTGCAAATATTCTACGGTGGTTCATCGAGTGGTAAATCAACATTTATAGCTCAACGGGTAATTGTAGATTTGTTGAGAGGCGGGCGTAATTATTTAATTACGAGAAATGTTGGTAGAACAATTCGGACATCTGTGTTTAACGAACTCAAGAAAAATATATATAGATATAAATTAAACCCTGTTTTTACGGTAAATAAGTCTGACGCTACGATAACTTGTGCAAATGGATATCAGGCTATTATGGTTGGTCTTGACGATGTTGATAAACTGAAATCAATTGTTCCTGCAAAGGGCGTGCTCACGGATATTTGGTGCGAGGAGATGACTGAGACAACGGAAGATGCATATCGTCAGCTAATTAGAAGACTAAGAGGAAAATCAAGATATCCCAAGAGGGTTACGATTAGTTTTAATCCTATATTAAAAAGCCATTGGATATATAAAAAATGGTTTACAGATGTTCCAGAAGATAGTAGGTTTTATAGAGACGACGAAAAACTAATATTAAAAACGACATATAAAGATAATAGTTTTTTGAACAATGAAGAAATAAGCATACTTGAGAACGAAACTGATGAATATTGGTATAATGTTTATACTCTTGGCGAGTGGGGCGTTCTTGGCGATATCATATTTAAGAATTGGAGAGTTGAAGATTTAAGCGATAGAATTTCACAGTTTGATAATATCCGTAATGGATTAGATTTTGGTTTTGATCCGAATCCTACCGCTTGGGTGCACATCCATTACGATAAAAATCATAGAAAAATATATATATTTGATGAGTTGTATGAAACAGGGTTAACAAACTGGATGATTTATGATAGACTGAAGAGAAAGACGAAAGGTGAAAGAATTATTGCAGATAGCGCTGAGCCTAAATCTATTAAAGAATTGGTGTCGCTGGGGTTAAATGTTGAAGGGGTTGAGAAAGGACCTGGGTCTGTAAATTCTGGGATCAGGTGGTTGCAGGAAAATGAGATTATTATTGATAAGAGATGTCAGAATGCGATAAATGAGTTTTCTACATATCATCGTAAGAAGGATAAATATGGAGAGTCTATTGCAGAGCCAGTGAAAAAGGATGATCATATTATTGATGCTACACGTTATGCAATGTCTAAAGATATGGATGGCGAACGGGTAGCACATGCATTATTTGCAGGGAGACGTAGATGAGTGAGAATAACACAGACAGGAAAGATATGATGGGCAGACTGTTAATATTGTCATCTTTGGTGCGTCGGGCGCAACTTGCAGCAAGGACGGGAATGGAATACGGCGGAGACAGAAATGTATATCAGGCGCTTGGGTATCCTACAAATGTTAGGTATAATGATTTTCTTGCTAGATACGAGAGGCAGGATATATCCACTGCAATTATAGATAAGCCTGTAAATGCCACTTGGCAAGGTGGAGTGGGTATAGAAGAAACTGGAGTAGAAAATAGTCAGTTAAAAGAACAGTGGAAAAACTTATGTCAAAATAAAACATTGAAGGTTATACCAACATTATCTCGGTTTGATAAATTAATCGGATTAGGGGAATTTGCGATTCTTTTATTCGGGTTTTCAGATGTTGCAACTCCAAGCGATTTTCAAAAGCCTGTGTCTGGGAATGTCAATTTAGTATATTTAAAGCCTTTTGGGCAAGGCGATGTGAGTATAAAGATATGGGATACAAATACGGCGAGTCCTCGTTATGGAATGCCTGTGATGTATGAGGTGGCGTTGGATAGTGTGGGCGGCAATGTAGAGAATTCTTTATTAGTGCACTATACAAGAGTATTACACGTTGCGGATAATGTGTTAACGGGAACTGTAAAAGGAAGATCAAGGTTATTACCAGTTTATAATAGATTAATTGACCTGGAAAAGTTAGTTGGCGGTTCTGCAGAGATGTTTTGGAGAGGCGCTCGCCCGGGTTATAAAGGGAAGCTAGATAGTAATTTTACGATAACGAAGGAAGAAGAAGATGAATTAGAGGCACAATTAGATGAGTATGAGCATAACTTGCGCAGATTTCTTATTAACAAAGGCGTTGATGTTAGTGCAATGGAAATGCAGGTTGCAGATCCGAAGAGCCACGTGGATGTTCAAATACAAATGATTAGTGCACAAACAGGTATACCTAAACGGATATTAACAGGTAGTGAGAGAGGAGAATTAGCAAGTACGGAAGATCTTGAGGCTTGGTATACATTAATTGATAATCGTAGAACGGGGTTTGTTGAAGGAGAAATATTGAGACCTTTTATTGATAAATGTATTGAGGTTGGTGTTTTACCTCAACCTGCAGGCAAAAATCAGAGATATAATTTTGTCTGGAAACCGCTTTTTGAGCAGAGTGATGGGGATAAAGCGAAAGTTGGAGAGACAAGAGCAAGTGCATTAAACAAATATGCGGCGCAACCGATGGCGGAGAACATTGTCCCGCCGGATGCATTTTACAAATATTTTCTTGGGTTTACAGATGATCAAGTAGAAAGCATTAAAAATATTAAAGAATCAGCGATGGCAGAGGAATCAGGGGAATAAATGAAATTAGAAACTTTAAAGAAAAAGGCTACTGTTGACACTAGAATGAACCGCTTTGACCCGACGCGCACAACCTTTTTGAGGCAAGCATT